AATTTTTGCTGTTAAGCACTTGCCACTCAGTGTCGTACCCCAATCCATCAAGCGCTCCGAGGATTGTTTTAAAGGTGTTTCCTCTGTCGTGGTTAAGGAGTCCTTTAACGTTTTCAAGAAAAAGATACTTGGGTTTAAGAATATCGGCAAATCGTGCAATTTCAAAGAAGAGAGTTCCTCTAGTGTCTTCAAATCCTCTTCTTGATCCAGCAATGCTAAAAGATTGACACGGGAAGCCCCCGCAAATAACGTCAACGTGTCCAATATTTTTGATTTCTTCGTCTGTGACTGTTGTAATATCATGTAATTCTATTTCTCCCTCTGTGTTGTGGATTGCTTTATAGCTTGCTCTTGCGAATTTGTCAATCTCACAAAATCCAATACATTCATGGCCGGCGCTTTCCATCCCAAAACGAAAACCACCAATTCCCGCAAATAAATCTAAAAATTTCATTCTTCCCTTTCTTAACTTGGTGTATATTCCCTTGCAACGACGCCTTTCGGTAATCTCCATCCGTTCGCTGCGATTCTATCAATCATATTTCGAGCACTTTCAAACGACCACATACCGACATTTTTAAATCCTCGACTTTCAAGGAAGCGAATCTGTTTCGGCGTAGTCAACCCCTCACTTTGACGTTTATTCAAACGGTCAAGTAATAAGTTAGCTTTCCCGGCGTTCCCGACTTCTTCGGTATAGATTCCGTATTTCTCGAGTGCTCGGAGTTGTTTTTCTGAAGGCGGGGACATTTCCCACCCAAAACTAGGGACATAGCTCGATAGGTCTTCAGCGTGAATTGACATTTCAAATTGAAGCGGATCAACCAGTTTACGCTTGCGTTTTCTCATTTCAGCAAGTTGTTTCGCAAGTGCTTCTTCACGTTCCACAATCACGTCTTCCGCGCTCTTAACTTCCATCTGCTCAAGGTCAATCACGACTCCCGTTTCTTCTTCCATGTTTTCGACCATTTTTTTAGTCACTTCAGGGCTTTCGCAAATTAAATGAGCCGGGCGACAAAGTTCGTGCCGTTCTGTGTGCCATAAAAAATCTAGCAATAGAAGCTCGTCTTTTCCGGGAAATAGACGCGTTCCACGTCCAACCATCTGCGAATAGAGCGCCCGAACTTTCGTCGGTCTTAATACCACCACGCAATCGACTGAAGGGCAATCCCAGCCCTCCGTTAATAGCATAGAGTTACAAAGAACGTTATATCGTCCCTTTTCAAAGTCTTCGAGCACTTCCGCCCGGTCTTTCGATTCGCCGTTGACTTCAGCCGCCTTGAATCCTCTCTCGTTTAAGATATCGCGGAATTTTTGGCTAGTCTTTACAAGTGGAAGAAATACGACTGTTTTCCTATCCTTGCAATATTCAGCCATTTCATCCGCAATCTGTACTAGATATGGATCAAGTGCCGTTCCGACGTCGCTCGCTTTAAAGTCACCAGCAGACATTGAAACGCTCGATAAGTCAAGGTCAATCGGAATTGTTAAGGCTTTAATCTTGGATAGATACCCGTCTTTAATTGCTTGTACTAATGAGTATTCATAAGCTAGACTGTCAAAGTATGAACCGAGGTTCTTCATATCCCCCCGGTCCGGTGTAGCCGTCACCCCCAAAACTTCCGAGTCTTTAAAATGGCTTAAAACTTTCTGATATCCGTCTGAAATAGCGTGGTGTGCTTCATCGATCACAATCGTATCGAACCAGTCAGGCGGGAATTGATTCAATCGTTTTTCCCGTTGCATCGTCTGAACCGAACCGACAACGACTCGATACCATGAACCAATCGAGGTATTCTCTGCTTTTTCTAGTGCCGTACCGAGTCCCGTCGCGGTCTTTAACTTATCGCTTGCTTGGTCTAACAATTCGGAACGGTGAGCAAGGACAAGGACGCGTTTTCCTTCTCTGACTTGATCTTCAATAATTTTTGAAAAGACGACCGTCTTCCCCGTTCCAGTCGGAAGGACTAGAAGGGTTCGTTTTCGCCCTTCCGTCCATTCCTTCTGAACAGCTTCCCGCGCCTCTTGTTGATAAGGCCGTAATTCCATTTATACCCCCTTAAAACTGTCCGGGATTGAATCCTTGCGCTGGTTGTTGGAATCCTTGTTGCGGTTGTTGATATCCAGCCATTGCTTGTCCCGGTTGTGCGTTCAATACTTTTGTATAGTCCACGTCTTCCGCGTAAATCATGCTTTTAACTTCATTGTATTTATTGTTGTTATATTCACGGGTTCCCACCTTACATACTCCGACTTTTCCGATGATCGCGTTCCAGTCCATGCGAAGCGGTTCACCTTTTCGTTTTTGTCCGATTGAACCAAAGAATGCAGATAACATTCCCTCGGTTGAGCTATGCAAGAATAGATTGTGCGTGAGTTCTTTTTCGCCCTCGTTCGCTTCAACTAAAATGTGAATCGTTGCCTTGTTGCACGCTGGTAACTTGCCCGGGTTTTGCGGGTTCGGTGTGTGACGTCCACGGTCATAGCTCTTGACTGTGAAATAGTACAATCCTTCTGGTAATAGGACGAATTCCGAATCCTTTTGGATAGTGTCGTTCCAGTCGTATTCACGGTCAAAATTGTTAGTATTGTTGAATTGTTGTTGTGTCATTTTGTTTTTCTCCTTTTGTTTCAAAAAATTATAAGTTGTTAGTGTTAAATGGCATTTCAGGGGTTGCGCGGACTTGGTTTTGAATAACCTCAAGTGTAGCGTCCCAATTCGCCACAATCATATCCCAATAATTGCTCGGGAAGTTTTCAATCGGCGTTCCCATCGGGAAATGTCCGCGGATATAAGCGACGTCTTGCAATTCACTTTCTGTCACGTTATGCGGTGTCATTAAGTCGATAAGGGCTTGTGGTAATAAGCCGGTTGTTTGCGGTTGCTCTTGCACTTGTGCTTGTTTAGTAAGTTCGCGCTCTTGTTTGATATCGTCTGCGATTGCGTTTAATGTTTCCGCAATTTCAGGTTGTTGCGTTTCCGCTTGTACCGTTTCAGGTTGTGGTTGTGGTGTCACTTGTTGCGTTGAGAAGATATGAGCGATACTTCCAAAATCAAACGGTAATTGGTCCGGTAAGCCGTGACGGTTTTTTGCATCCCAAGCCGGTCGATGATTGGTATAAATAACACGCTCTCCGCCTTGCGCTTTCTTCTTGCCGTCGTCAGTCGTCATGATAAACGTCTTATAATTTGCGAATAGGACCATATCCGCCCATTCTTTGACAAGCGGGGCAGTTTTCGAGCTTGTTTTCTGTCCGAGCTTTAATTCGTATCGGTCATACGACCCCATTTCGTCCGGTTGCTCAAACTTTTTAATTTGAGCGTGAGCGGTTAAGACAACGTTGATTCCAATATCCACAAGCTCTGACAAGCTATTCAATAAGCGCCCGATTTCTTCTTGGACGTATGTATAACCCTTACCCCACCCAAAATCTTCGATTCCGTTCTTTTGGTGCTGTGAGCAAACATAAGATACAGCTAACTGCTCCGCCCAATCAATCGTGTCAATGACTAGCGTTTTGCAAGCGTCTGAATTTGCTTTAATGAATGCAATCTCATTCTTTAGCATGGCCCAACTTGTAGGCTTGTCTAACCGGGCCACGTCCATATTGTCCGTTGATCCCTCGGTATCAATGAATACCGGATCCGGAAATTGTGCTGCAAAAGTTGACTTCCCGATTCCTTCCGGACCATAGATAACGACTTTTTGAGCCCGTGCCTTCCTTCCTCTTGTAATTTGCATTTTTTAGTCCTCCTTGTCGTCGTCTAGCAATCCTTTTAGAAGCTCTTCGATATATTTTCGTTTCGCGTCTTCAATATCTTCAGTTATTTCTTCCGGCTCTTTACCATCAAGTGTTTTTAGTGTGTATTCTGCTTCGACGACTAAAATTTCACAATCGAGCGCGTTTGCTAATTTTTCAAAGTCTTCTTTTTGTTCTTCGATTGCCTTGAGTTCATTTTTTGCAGCGCGTTTAAGATCATCTGTATATTCAACAGAATAAGCAAATGTTCCTTTTTTGCTTTTATAGTTGTTTACAAAAGTTCCTGTTTTTTTATTTCTTAATACTGCGAATTTGTCTGTGTATTTCATGTTGTTTCCTTCTTTCTTCGTGTGTTATTTGCTTGAGTCTTAGCGTCCACCCATCGACAATTCGAGGGCTCATAGTTTCCGTCAACGTCGATTCTATCTATCGTGCATTTTCCACGTTTTGCTTTCGAGTTGTATCCGTGAGTTAAAGCCCATTTTCTAAAATTTAGATAATCTTGCCACTCGTCACAAACTCTTATCCCTCGTCCGCCGTAATGTTTATATCTGTTATTTGTTTTTAGATAACAACGCTGACGCATACCCATCCAGACTCTATATAATCTTTCGTTGGTATAGCCGTGTGTTTTGTTTGGAATATGTTTTTTGGCCCATTCTATTTGTAAGCACCCACAACTTTTTGTTAAACCGGCGCGCAATGATGAGCCTCTAGTTTCTATCATCTTTCCACAATCACAACGGCAAAGCCACATCGCTTCTTTTTGGTAATTGTGTTTTATTCGTTTAATAACGGTCAATCTATCGTATTTTTGGTTCGTTAGATCAATAAATTGTCCCAATTAAAAGCCTCCTTCCCAACCTTGTTTTTTTACTTCTTTATGGTTCGGGTTTACCTCTGAGTATCCATCGGTAATGATAACTGAACATTCCTCGCCCGTTGAAACTCTTGTCGCGATAGCTTGCAATCCTTCTTTTTCAAGCCATGCTCCGAATTCCGTGAGTGTGATCTGGTCCATCTGCTCGAGCTTGTCAATGAGGACGAACCCACAATCAGGCTTCAATTTACGAACGATAGCCGTTGCGACTTGTAATTGTTGTGAACCGCTCATATTGTCCCAGCGTTGACCGAGATATAAGAGTTCGCCATCGTCCACCGATAAGCCCGGAAGTGGTAAGTCTGCGTTCGTGAGTAAGTCTGTTTTTTGTTTGCGGATTCCTTCGATGATAAGGTCTAATTCTCGGTATTGTTCACGATATACTTTCGCGTCTTCTTCTGCCTTATCTTTGTCGAAATTCGCCCGAACTTTCAAATTAATTTGTTCGATATTCGCGATACTGTCTTCAATTTCTTGTGTGGATTCGTCCACTAAAACGGAAACGTCTTTTCGTGCAATATCAAGGTCTTGCGCTAGTGCTTGCTCTTTCTCTCTAGCTTCTTCAAGCTCTTTTTCCAATCGTTTTACGTTTGCAAGAGTAAAGTTATAATCGTTTTCGATAACGTCTAAATTTTGACGTTTACGAGCATTTTCGCCATTTTTTGCAAGAATTTCTTGTTGTTGCTGAATCAATTCCGCAATCGAAACAAGTTCTTTCGGCGCGTCTGGATAATATGGTTGTTCTTTCGCAAACTTTTCTTTTTGGTCTGCAATCACTCCGATAGCATGACGCTCTTGATATTTTGCTTTTTCTTCCATTTCAAGCTGAACTAATTGATCGCCTACCCCGATAATTTGTAATAACGTTGTAGCCTTCTCCTTGTCGTTCATTTCCATAAACTTAGGAAGGTCAAGCGCTAGTTCTTCCACGAAACTATCAAGCAATTTCTGACCGGCCTTGTTTCCGCTTGGATCAATCACTTTTAAATCGCTATTTTTGCCCTTGCGTTCAACAATAAGGCCATTCGATAACGTGATTTTTAGGCTTGGCGGAAGTGTCGAGCCTTCGCGTTGTGGTTGTGATGGCTTGTACTTGTTGCCACCCAACGCCCACGCTATCGCGTCTAATACGCTTGTTTTTCCTTGATTATTGTTACCACCAACAATCGTCAAGCCTTTTGCTGAAGGTTCAATTTTAACAGCTTTTACGCGCTTGACGTTTTCGATTTCAAGTTTATTGATTGTTACCATTTTCTACCCTTTCTACTCCAACCCGATAGGAGGTTCGACGTCATAAGTGAATTGTTTGTCAGAATTTTTTAGGTTCATTCGTGCGATCGTGTAAAAGTCCGTTGTAACTTCTTCTGTCGCTTCAACTTCTTTACTTTCATGCTTCATTGTAAAGAACATAAGAACGAATATTCCCAAAAGCATGATTGCAACTCCGAATAATTGCTCTGTGATGTTTGGTTCTGTCATTGTTTATACCTCCAATAATTTTTCAAGGTCTGCGATTCGCTGATAAAGTTCTTGCTTTTCCATTTCGGATTCGATAAGTTGTTGGTTAAGGTCTAACGCTACCAACCGCCAATCGACGTTTTTTTCTTCATAACTTTGTGGTGCGAAAAAATATTTTGCTAGTTTATCTAATAGCTTCATGTTAAAACTCCTATTTCATAAGTTGCTGTTGAAATCTTAATACGTCATCCAAGTCGTATAAGTATTTACCGCCTTTTGCATTTTGCTGATAGCTGAATTTCCCTTGATCTCTAAAATCTTCAATTCTTTTTCTTCCCCATCCTGTAGCTTCCATAACTTCTTTGATAGGAACCATATTGAATTGTTTTGAAATTCTTCTATTTGCTTCTTTTATGGCTTCGATATTAAGTTTCACTAAGTCTTCAAAAAGTTCTTCTTTCCATTCGTTCCCAAAGAGTTCTATTGCCACTAGTATTTCCTCCTTTTCTGTGATATACTTTAAGTGAATATTTTTGCGAGCGCCTGACTTCTTGCCAGGTGCTTTTTTGTTCACGTTTCATGAACTTTGTATTTAAAAAAATAAGCGGGTATATCTTTTGGGTTCAATCCTAAGATATCAACTGCTTTTGCAATTTCGCCATCTTTCCAAGATACTTTATTATTCAACTTCAACGAGATACTACGTTCAGAAACTCCCATAGCGTTTGCGAACTCTGCTTGTGTCCCAAACTTCTCTGTGATTTTTCCTAGCAATTTTGAATAATCATTACTCATTTCTTTCCTCCTTTCTAGTGTTCATGTACCATGAACTTCGATGTGGTTTAAGTATATCATGCTCCATGAACTTTGTCAACAATTTTTTTCATTTTTTTTGAACTTTTTTTCGTGTTGTGTTATAATGTAGTAGAAATAAGGAGATGAACGCAATGAGAAAATATGAAACCTCTGATAGGCTACGCGAATTAATGGCCGAAAAAAATTGGAAACAAGTTGATATCATCAATAATTCAAAACAATTTCAAGAAAAGTTAGGTGTAAAACTTGGAAAAAGCGCCCTTTCTCAATATGTGAACGGAGTGCAAGCACCTGACCAAAAGAAGTTGGCTTTATTGGCATTAACATTTGATGTCTCTGAAGCGTGGTTGATGGGTTATGATGTTCCTCGTGAACGTGATATAAAAACTGAACCCGAATACACTTCATCCGATCTACGAAAAATGGCTGAAAATGCTAAAACATTTGACGGTAAACCGTTAAATGAAGATGATATTGAAGCCATTCAAAATATTATAGAAATTTACTTGAAAGGTAGATAATTTATGACTATTGATGAGTTAGCAGACTCTCACGGTGTCACTCTCGCATACTTTGATAATGAACTATGGCATAGGCCGGGGGTTTATATCGAAGAAATCAATATTATCTTTATTAACCGTGAGCTTTCAGAAGACGCAAAGAAACGAGTTGTGTATCACGAATTGGGACATTTAAGCCATTCCGCTAGTCTTTACAAAAACAATTATATAAGGTGTGAAAATGAAGCTAATCGGCAAATGATCCACAAGTTATTAGAAGAAGAACTTGCACTATCGGACGACCATCAATCATTCAATTATATTGATTTTATGCAAAAGCATGAACTAAAAACCGTAACGGATGAATTGATGGTTATCGACGAATATTATGAATTGATAGGATAGAAAAAATGGACTTTAATAAATTAAAAGAATTAACAAAAAAAGCAATCGATAAAACAGCAGAAGGCCTTAATAATGCTAATGATATGAGAAAAAAAGCAGCGCTAGAAATGAAAATAACCTTGCCAGCAAGCAATCAGTTTTCTAAACCTACTACTATTAAAAAAACAGTTGACGGCCAATATTATATCGGTTTATATTCAGAAACTCCCGTTCTTTACGAATTTGAAAACTTTAATTTTTCCGGCTCTAAAATTATAGAACGTACAACGACTACGGGGAAAACAACACAAAAAGGCAAGAAAGCTAGTGCACTTACTGGTGCTGCAATAGGTACTGCCATAGTTCCCGGACTTGGGACAATCGTCGGAGGGATGGTAGGCGCTTCAGGAAAGAAAAAAGGTACTATCAATTCTACGTCTGTTACTACACAAGAAGAAAAACCGGGCGCTGCTTCTATTTCTCTTAGAAATGTAAATACTGGTGAAATAAAAACTATTTCAACTAAATTGACTCAAGCGCAAGCGAATAACGTGGAAAGATTTTTTCAATAAACAAAAAAATCCCCCGCTCTGAAAAATTGACGACGAGGTAATAATCAAATGGAAATAAAATCTTACAAAAAGAAAAACGGTGATACCGCTTATATGTTCCGAGCCTATATAGGTAAGGTAGATGGTTCTAGCCGTTACATTACACGTCGAGGATTTGAAACTAAAGCGAAAGCAAGGGCGGCATTACTTCAACTTCAAAATGATATCGAAAACGAAGAACAAACAAAAAAAGAGATAACTGTCGAAGAAATTTCGGAGAAATGGCTTGAAGAATACGCTGATACCGTACAAGATAGCACCTATATAAAGACTTCTAGGAACTTCAAAAACCACATATACCCCGCTTTTGGAAGTAGAAATATTGCTACGATAACAGCTATTCAAATGCAAGAGCAAGTCAATGAGTGGTCTAAAAAATTAGTCTATGGACGTAAACTGAAAGGTTTAATGAATAACATATTCAAATACGCGATCAGACATGGTTATATTGAAACGAATCCAGTCGATAGTGTAGTGACGACTGTTAGAAAGAAAGTTGATAGTAAGAGCGACTTTTATAACAAGGATGAATTAAAAAAATTCATGAAACTAGTTACTAAGACTAAGGATTTAGAAAAGTTAGTTCTCTTTCGTCTTCTAGCCTTTACTGGAGCGCGAAAAGGGGAGATTTTAGCCCTTGAATGGAAAGATTGGAACGATAACACCCTGGATATAAACAAGGCTATCACAAGGGGGTTTGCGGGCGAAGAAATAGGCGCTACTAAAACAGTAAGCAGCAATCGATTGATTAGTTTAGATCAGACTACCCAAAATATCTTAAAAAAATGGAGAAAGAAAAATCCAAATACAAGATACATTTTTGAGAATGAATTCAAAAAACCAATTCCAAGCACTTTACCACGAAAGTGGTTACTTGGGATTTTAAAAGATAGCAAGCTAAGACCGATTAAAATTCACGGCTTCAGACATACTCACGCAAGTCTTTGCTTTGAAGCTGGAATGACTTTAAAACAAGTTCAATATCGACTCGGACATTCTGATTTAAAAACAACAATGAATGTATATACCCATATTACAACACAAGCAAAGGACGACATCGGTGAACGCTTTGCGAAATATATAGATTTTTAAGGAGGCTTGCCTCCTTTTTGTGACTCCTTTTGTAACTCCCTTTTTTAAAAAGGAATACCAAGGAATACCAAATAAAAAAATAAAAAACGCTGTAATTACAACGTTTTAGAAAGGAATGCAAAAGAATGCAAAAGAATAATGGAGCCGGTGGGAGTTACGGATATATTGTCAAAATAGTGCATAGCTAATTTTATAACTCCTTTTATAACTCTTTTTCAGAACAAACAAAAAAACCGCTAGCGATTGCCAGCGGTCAAGTGTACAATATTTTTTATTTTATACAGGTTTTTTAGTCAGGTTTTTAAGAAAGCAATTCGTTAACTCTATCTTGCACAGCTTGCGCATCGTATCCAGCGCTCGTTAAATTGTCATAGCGTTCTTGTCCATTGCCCCAAAGTCCTTGAATGACTTCGTTTGCTACGGTATCAAGATCCACGGTAGCTTCACCACCTAAAAGACTATTCACTTTGTCTTGTACAGCTTGAGCGTCGTAACCGTCATTTTCTAGTTTGTCGAAACGTTCTTGACCGTTACCCCACAAACCTTGTAGCACTTCATTTGCTAAAGTATCCAAGTCTTTAGTGTTTCCAGCATTTAAGAGGTCATTTACCTTAGCCTGCACGGCTTGAACATTATATCCCGCATTGGATAATCTGTCAAAACGCTCTTGTCCATTACCCCAAAGACCTTGAATAACTTCACTGGCTACAGTATTAAGGCTTTTTAGAGCGTTTTCACTGGCTACATTATCCTCTTCAGCATCATCTAGTAAAACAATGTTCTTGTCGTAAGGATTTGAAGAGTATTGCCACCAGCGAATACCGTCCATGCTTGGGAAGTATTCAAAGTCAGCGTTACCGTCGTTTAAACCATAGCCTGCAATCCAAAGGCAGTTTGGGAATTTCGCAAGAATCTGC